ATTCGATTCGACGGCACCGATCACATACATGGCATAGAGGGATTGAGCAGACATTAGGCGCTATATCCTAGGTCAAATAATTTTTCTGCCGGATTAACTGCAATGGTTGGTGCCGCGTCCCACGGGGTGTGCGTTGCAAAAAATGCCTGACTTGACTTTACTTCGATAGTTGCGCCGTCGAGTGGTTTGGCACTGGCGTCCGTTGAATAGTAATACAATGGTCGTAGAGTACTCGATTCGTTCCCGTGCGCGACGGCAATGGGGGCACCCAATGCGATTGCAGCATTTTGTGCAATGGGAATGTTGCCTAAGTAACTATGTGTTCTATATGACCAGGTCCCAACGTTGAGTTTAATATTATCGTAAATATTACCTAACGGCATCTTTAAGGTAATATCATAAAACCCATCATTTGGCGAAACATATCCTAAAATGACCCCCAAACTGTTTGTAGCGCTTGCTTTTCCAAAAGAAACTACTTTTCCGCGGTCAGAGATATTCGATCCCTCGCAAACACAGCCATTCCCCCATGAATACATGTTTAACGTAGAGTATTCCCAATTTGGGCTAAACCTAGACGTCTCCTGCACTCCGGTCAAGTCAAATGCCACTACGGGTGAGAATTTATCATTTTGGAAAGCATTCTGCACCAAACGATAATTCAACCCATATATTTTCACGCTAGATCCATAGTAAAGCTTTATCGGGACTATTTCTGAATTTTCAGTATTACTGTCAGGACGATAGAAAAACATTTCGTTTATGAGAATGTCTCTTCCCGTTTTGTCAAGGCTGATCTGACCATTGTCGGAAACGTTTGCCTGAATAGCTCCGTAGTCACACCAGTCCGGATATATGTTGTTGAGGTTAAACCCACCCACTCCAGCGAAAGCTACTCTAGGATGAGGAATTCTCCCCTTTGAATACACATGTATCATACTGGCCTGATAAAACCCAGTTGAATTAACTCCAATTCTAGCATCAAAAATGTCAATATTTGACAGTTTAAAATCAGACACAGTGGATAAAATGCCATAGGGGGTATATCTATCGTCAAAATCGCCGGTACCAAAACATTTTCCGTCAGATATCAGGGTATTTAACGAATTCCCATAAGCGTTAGCATCGTCCCCTAGTTTAATATACGCATCTACTGCCCTAACTGCTGTAAATTTTGTTATTTTGGTATTAGATTGATTTGTTTTATCTAAGATGCAGTAATTTGCTTTAAAGTTGGCGTCATATGAACCACCAAAAATTTCGACATTAGTATGATTAGGTAGGTCTGCATGATATCCTCCAATAATAATACATGCATCCATGTTGGAATTAGCTATAAAATGTGCTCCAAGCGCTATGAAAGAGAACCCGTTATTGGTATTGTCAGGCAATAATATTGGATTATTGATTAAATAATTTCCAGCGGGGACGATAATCCCGCCATAAGGTATTGCCTTGATAATCGCTTCGTTAAAATATTCCGAAACGTCCGTGGTCCCTGTAGCGTCAACTGCTATTTTAGGGAAATATTGACCAAAACTATTTTCTTCTTTTTTGAAAAATTCTCTTGAAAGATTTGAATTATTGTCAGAAAAGATTTCAGAAACATCTGAATCAATTGTTGATTTATCCTGTTTCCCTGCCAGTTTGCTATCTACGTCAGTCTTGCTGTACGTAGTAGCCGCGTCAGCCTTGGTGGTAATATTAGTCGCATTGGTGGCAATGTTGTTCGCATTATCGTTCAGCGCGGTGTCGATTTTCGACATGTCTTCGGTATAATCTTTAAGTGCGGATATTTTGTCGCTACCATTATTGCTGTATTGAGTGAGATTGTAATTCGGGGTTTTATTGGCGCTAGGCATGGTTACTATCCTTAATGTTGTGCGGTTTCGAGCCGCATGATTTTATCTTCGAGTGCTTTCATTTTCAAATCAATGATTTTCATATCATGATTATAGTCATCAATAAGCGACACTTTATCACCGGTTTCCCCGTATTGTGTGAGTCCATAATTAGGGGTGTGTTGCATACTGGACATACTATCAGTCCTTAAGCCATAGGATATCGTCACGAGTAATATCGCCGACAACAGTATTAATCTTATTAGTACTATGCAGGTCAAATACGCGCGGATTAACACCGAGTGCATCGAATTGCTCGGGGGACAATTCGAGATTATCAAAATCGGATACGAAGAGCCCGTGCGTCCGATCAGCATCATACATATCGTCAAGTGCACGCTGGAGCGCGACCTGCTGGCCGTACACTGACCACACCATGATATTATCGCTGGCCGCGGCTTGCCTAATCATGCCGATAAGCTCGTCACGGAGGTTAGCCATATCGAGCAACATGCCCGCTAGCGTATCCTGCATGGTCTGCACATCGCTGTCGATAATAGCCATGTCGCTGTCAACGTCCGACTGTACGGACTGGATATGCGCCACAACCTGATTCACGTAATCAAGCAATGTGAGCGTGTCGCGGTAGTTGAATGGCTGTGTTGAGCCAACCCGCTCGAACGCCGGTGGCCGCGTCGTAGGCCATAATGTTTCACTCGGTAGCATATATCATCCTTTCGAGCTTAGAATCTTACTCCAGTATACACGTCCGTCCCGCCATATCGTTGCCATGTCATGCGCGACGGTGTGCCCACTATCCGCATAAACAGCGGTGCCAGCTCCTCTATGATCATCATGTCGACGTTAAGCATTGCTGACCTCCATGCGGTGATAAGCTGCGCCCCACTCATGCCCGCATAGCCGTGACTATGGACGGTACCATTACCCGAGTCCGACTGGTGCGTAAAATCAGTGGTATTGCTCCCACTGCTCGAGCTTGTCGCAGACTGCGACCCGGTGGTATTAGAGTCAGTATCCGAATTGGTTTGGTCCGCGTTAGTCGCATACTGCAAAAAGTCAGCTAAGCGCGTTTGCGGGAATTCGCTGTGCACCGTGGTAGCGCTTGAATGAGTTTTCGTAGTCGTATCACTAGTCGTATCGTTAGTGCCCGTCTGTTGGGCGCTGCTCTTGGCAGACGATTCCGATATTTGCGTTTGGTTCGAATCGCTGTACAAGTCTTGGGTGAGGAGCGGGTCGAATTTGGTTTGCTCGGACACGTACAATTGATTATAATAGGGCATGATTTCGTTCATTTTACGACCCAAATTAAACGCGAACATTTGCGGTGTTTCTACGCCTATTTCCCTGAAAATATAGTGTTCGATAATTTTACGATTAAGCCTATTACGGTATGCCTCATCAAAAATAGGGTATTTGTCTAAATGCAATGACGCATCATTATCATATCCGAGCGCGACAAGATGGCCCAATTGGGTCGTGTAATCCGCGTGAAACTCGGGCATGGCAAGATCGCTATACGCTCCGCTACTGTTCATCGCTATCATCCTCATTCGTGTTTAAAATTCCACCACTTGTGGTGTCCGACCAGTCCACACCAATGTCATGCAAAGCGGGCCACAACAGTTTAATCGTATCGCACGCCTGTTGACGGGCTTTCAAAAAACTCAATCTGAAAATATTTGTTTTTTCCGAACCGGCCGCCACTTCGCCCGTCAGTAGTCGCTCCTTTTTCTCCGTATTACTGTTTTGGATGCCCATGAAACTCATGCACTCATTCCAAATCTGCGCCTTATCCGAGAGCAGTTTATCAGACAAATAGGGCGTAGTATTAGGGAACGATTGGAATTGCGAACCCAAGCCGTCGCCATAGACGAGAATAGCGGGAACGCCATCCTGTTTCTGTTTAATCATGTTTTCGAGCGTGAGCCGTTGGTTTTCATCCTCCACGGTGACGATAAGGGGGATGCTCATGTTGTCCAAATTCACGTCCAGCGCCCTGTCGACCATAGCCAAGCGTTGCGCATATAACGTGATAATATCGTTAAATGGTTGCCTAATAAGATTATCCCAAATCGGCACGCATTCCTTAGAGGTCAATGTTTTATAACTGTAATTATTAGCCACGGGGGTGAATTCGGTCGCGTTAAAATACGGGTTAACGTTACCCTGGTACGATGCTGCCGTGACCATAAAACGGTGCATATTTTTACGAATATCGGGGAAAAACAGCACCATGCCCTGCTCGAGGAGCATCAATTCAAGGTATCTTGAGTCAATGCCGTTAGGCAGTCCCCGCCACGTGAATCGTGACACGGCCAGCGATTTGAGCAGTTTGGCGTACATGTCGATACGCGCCGACTGCATGAGTACGGCCCCGTCGCTCATTCCGGCCGTGGGGCGGAATGCTGCCACGGCTTGCTGATAAGCGGGGTTTGCGTTGCGTATCGTGCGTTTAGTGTTTGTGCTAGCCATATTAATATCGTACCCCCGTCAGTGGATCATTATCAGCGTAATCAATAGCCCCGATATCGTCGGGATTATTCCACACGGTCACGCCTTTTTCAAAAATACCCTTAATAGTTAATTTAAACTCTTCAGGGCACGTGCTTGATCTGATATACAACTCGTGCATTTTCCAAAACGTAAAATGCTCCATAGTCTGCCACGACTCGGGCGGTTTCAAAAAGCGCTGCACATAGTAGCCGTACCGTAGCCAATACTCGCCAATATCGCGCATGGCGGCCGGCATGATTTGACGGTATCGCCGCCAAATACGCCACCGATTCGACGCATACAATAGCACGTCGCCGCCCATTTGCCCGGCCACGTTAGGCGACATGAGTGCCGTGTCCTGTATTTTCGCGTTAATGCCCGCAATAGCGTTAGCGTAGTCGCCTGACGCTACAGCCGTGGCCATGTTCCGGTTCATATCCGCGAATTGGAGCGCTTGCTGATTACTTAAGCCCGTTTGCTGACTCGCATAACTATTAGATTGCGAGGTTTGCGCGTTAGTCGTATCAATAGTGTTGCCGAGCTGAGCTGCCCGCGTCTGATTCCCCTGGTTGTAACTCGCGTTATTAGCATACGCGCCAATGCCGGCACCTACGGCGGCGCCAATCGCCCCACCGATATTGCCGGTCGCGGCATTGCCGATAACGTTAGCCACTCCGCCGCCGATCGTGTTGAGCTGTTGCATACCGTAGTCAAAATTAGCCTGATTTTGCGCAATATCTGTCGAGCGTGTCGCTGACTGGTTGCTGATTCCAGCCATAGCGCTCCGATTGCGGTTACCGAGGCCCGTCTGCTGTTCCGCATACCCGGCCGATAGCTGCGCTTGCGCGTACGCATTGTTAATGCCCATGGAGGTTTTTTGCTGGCTCCAGTCGGCTGTCTGCCGCTGATAGTCGATACTATGCGCGTTGGACGCGAGGTATATCTGCCCAGCGTTATTGACCACGGCCAATGACGGGTAGTCTACGACACCGATGGTACTGTTGAGCATTTCGCCCAGCTCTTCACGCATCACGTCGCCGCCATTGTCGCCCCCATGCAGCGAGCGCACATAGAATGCGGCGCGGGGCGTTGGCGGACCATAGTAGGCCACTTCATGCAAGGTGAGATTGTTCTGGTAAATGTCCTGCGGCCTGATAATAATACTATTCCCGTTCATGAGCGTGAATTCAATCCATGCATAGGGGAATGTTCTGAACTTTTTCAGATTCTTATACCTGTCAGGTATGATGAAATTGTTTCTAAAATTAACATCCGTTGCGATATCCTTATCGACGTCAATCTGCCCCATTTCGATGGTATACATTTCGATATCAACGTTAGATGCCCCGAATGGCACCGTGTGCGTAAGCCCCGGATTGCCTGAGAATTGGATATCGTTAGGTATCATATAAATTTTTTGGATGTTTTGCATAATCCACGGATAATTAGCGCCCATTTTCATAAACACGAAAAAGTCGGTAACGGTTTTAAAGAGATACATGTTAATGCCGTTGGGAATATTATTAATGGAAACGCCCGACGCTGTCGATATTTTAGGATTATCAACACTACCGGCATCATTGCTCAGATCGACAGTAGATAGCACAACAATTGAGGCGGTAGAGTCTGCTAATTGCGTCCCGTTTTTAATAAAATAATTATACGACTGCGAGGTTATTTGACTCTCGGAACCCGTGTCCAATCCCTCAGGAATATCAAGATACGCGCGCCCACCATCCTGCTCGGCGTTCTCGTTAGCAATGCCGATATGGCCGCGTTCAACATAACAATTACCTAGA